CAGATTCATTTTGTTCAGCAAAAAGAACTGCTCTGCCCAAACGGGCAGCTTGCCCTCTGCTAGTACAAGCAAATGCTTGTATTACTTTTTTTGTATGACCTATTTTAGAGATTGCTGTTGCATCTTCTACTACTTCATAATCTACTTCTCTTGAATCCATATTAAAGTAACTAACAGAGACAATAGAATGTCTTTGTTTTAAGCTGCTTCCCGAATAATTAAAACCTGCTGGCCCTACATTGGCTAAATTAAATAAATAACTTGCAGTTGTTGGTTTATCTTGACTTATAGTTACACTTCCAGCAGACCATATAGGCATACATCTCATAACTCCTGACAGAGAGTTGATAATATCAAAAGCCTCTTGTGAATTTTGAATATTTACATTACAACTAAATCTGGCTTCTTGAGCACCCGATCCACTGCCATCGTCAACTAATTCATTTGCATACTTGCTTGCAGCTACAAAACTGAATAAATCTAAATTACTTTCTGTTATGTGATCTCCAAATCCGTATCTGGTATTTGTTAGTAAATCTAATAAACACATTGCAGGACAGTTTGTATAAGTAGCTGCTCCCAATACACCATTAAAAATATAACCATCAGGGTAAACTATTCTACCTGTAGCAGTATCTACTGTTGGAGTTCCAGAATTATTAGCTCCTGCTCCTGGGATTTTTACTTTTATTCCACGCAAACGAAACTTTCTAGTAGGTACTCTATTGAACTGTTTGCTATCTAACCTTATTGATGTGTAAGCACTATTCGGATAATTAGATTGATTATCAATAACTTCTTGAAAACTGGTAAACTGAAACGCATTTACTCTGTTGCTATCAGTTGAATCTGCTGTTACTCTGACAACTTTAATATCTACAGATGAACTATAAGTATCAAGATTTATTCTGTGATCTCTTGCGTATGCGTCTGCGGATCTACCACTAACTTGATCTTCTATTTTAGTTACAAAACCTCCAGAATCATGTTGTACTTGTATTTGATAATCTACGGTATCTCCTAAAATATCTCCTCCACTAAAAACCTGTAAAGCTGGCCAAGTAAGAGTAACAATAATAGCAGTTAAATTTGAAGTAGTTACTTGTCTAGTTACAGGAGCAGCTACCGTAACAACTACATTTACACCTGTAGGAGTTCTAGGAGTGGTTGTGATGCCAGGAATAAACTCTTGATTAGACGTTCCAAAACGACTGTTAAATGTAATATTTTGAAAATTAAAGTCTGTATCGGCTGGATTTGCGTTATCTGCACCTTCTTGAAGTATTGGAGTATCGTCTAAAAAAATATCTTTTAAAAATGCGTTATTGTAAGCTGTTGTTCCTTTTGTAAGTCCAGCTTTAGACGCTGTAGCTGAACCCTCAATTTCACCTTCAGATAATAAATCTTGTACTGTTGCAAACTGCCTACTATGTAAATTATCAGGCTGGATCGTAGGTGCCTTTTGACCTTTAGGCTGTCCTCCTCCAGCACCTTTAATAATTTTTCCTTTCTTAATCATACTTCTACCTGGTTAGTATCTACACCTGCACTTATTACAACACTTCCTGTAAAAATTTCACCATAAACTATAGGTACTGGAGTTCCTGCTCTTGATGTATTCTGTACCCCACTGAAACTAAAAGATAGTCTTGGGTCTTCTGATGAGCTAAATTTTTGTGGTTTAGGTAAAGGAAATAACATTTCACTAACACCCATAAGTAACAAGCCTACACCTAAATTTCCTACTGCTGCCATAAACGGACTTGCTAATGCACCTCCTGTTGCTATAAAACCAACGCCTTTAGATCCAAGTGCGAATCCTGCCCCTCCAGATGCGATAGCTAAACCTATAAAAGCAACTCCAGCCAATGTTTTACCAAGACCTCCTGATCCAGCTATTACAGGAATAATATGAATATCCTCACTTCCAATAGGATGATGTAATTCATCTTTATCAACAGCATAACTACCAATTTTTATTTCATATTGTTTTGGATTCATGTGTCTTTCAATTTCAGGAAAATTGTAAATTAAAAAACTAGCTAAGTTTCTAAGACTATCAACTTTTACTTCAAATTCTTTATGACCTACAAATTTAGCAAGTTCTCCATATAGTTTTACTTTACGCAACATAACGATACCTACCTCCTGTACATTTTAATAACCATTCAGAATAAGGTTCCTTACAAGATAGTCTATCTGTTAAATGATGTAAAACATCTCCATCTAAAAAAATCGCTACATGATTTAAACCATTTCCTAGAATTGACATAAATAGTAGATCACCATTTATTAATTTTTCATTGGGTCTTAATTGTCTAAATCCTGTTCTCCATGCACATCTTTCAAACATTGGATTTTTTATAAATTCTTCTGGAGTAGCTGGTCTTTCCCAATCTCTAAGTTCAATATTCTTCTCCTCTTTATACCAATCTCGAACTAAAGCCCAACAATCTGTAATACCCCATACCCATTGTCGGCCTAAGAGAGGTGGTTTATAGCCACATGGCTCTAAATACGCCCATTGTTCTGTCTTTGGATTAACAATGTACCAGGGTAAATTGCTATCTTCGCAACTAATTTTGTCTGCTTGACTAGGTGTAGGAGGGGTTATTGGATGGCTATGAACTACTGCAACTATTTCTCCTGTATTATCAGCTTTTACATAATCCTCTGGGTCGATTATAAAACATTGATGATCTGTCATAGATAAATTTTTACATGGATAATATCTTTCTTTGCCTTTTATATTCAACAATAATCCACAAGATTCTTTTGGATCTTCACGTTGAGCATGAAGTAGTGCTTTGTATTTCCAACTCATTATGCAAACGTACCAATAGCAGGAAATTCTGCACGGGTGCATTGTCTTTTAGGACAAAGCACACCTGCAAGGTCTAAAACTGATGCAAGTTCAAATTCAACAATTTCTCTGTTTTCTGATGATTTTCTGTCTATTGTATAAATTTCTTTAGGAAACTCTACTTTAGGATCAGCAGTTGCGTTTGTATTATCTGCAAAATTTACTGCATCAATGTACTTTGCTAATGTTCTTATTCTGGTTACTGTAGCTCCTGTTAAATCATTACCAGCAGTAGTTTCATTTACGCTTAAAAGTATTGCAGAAATACTTAAAGCTGTAACAGAACTTCCTACATTTCCTCCATTACTTATTGCAAGTTTTGGTCTAGGTAATTGGCCTTTTTGAAAAGCAAAACCTGTTACTTGAATTGGAAATCTAAAGTATTCGTTTCCATCCCATGTAATTTTGTTGTTAGCATTAAGATTACTACCTGCATGAAAACGATAAGTAGTTGTACTTCCATGCAGAGCATTATCTAACTGGAGCGTAAATAATTCAATTATTGCTGAAGGATTTATAGACTGTAAATCTGAAAATGTACTGCTAAAAGAAACATATCTAACATTATTATCATAAACAGTCACACCTACAGTACCTGGCCAAGATGGTTCGCTGCTTCCTGTAGTCCCACCTTGAGTTACCTTAAAAAACAACCCATTATTAGCCGAAGTAGGAGCGACTATGGCATCCACACTTAAACTAGCACCAGCAGACCAAGTAGTTGTCATTAAGTTGGCTCAAAAACTTCTCTAAATGTGGCTTGAATTGTAGCTCTATTTAAATATGGTATAGATTTGCTCCAATTTTCGCAAACAAATTGAGATGAACTGGTTTCTCCTGGAGGAGTAAAAGTAAAGCTATCGCTATCGTCTGCTCTTGCATCTAAAAATGTTTCTATAATATCTGCTTCTCCTTCTGAAACCTCAAAAGTAAAATTAAATTCTTTTGGATTTTGATGAGAAGCTACTCCAAATAAAAGTCTATGCTCATATCCATCAGCAAAACGAACAACCCTAGTATTTGGCTTGGATTTTTTTCTCTGACCATATGTAGGGTTTATTGAAGGAAAAGTTGCCATTATGCTAATAATCCTCCAGGTCTTTTTTGTATTATTAGTTCTGATTGTATCGCAGCCGAAATCATACGGCCAAGTTCTCTTCCACCTTGCTCATCTCCTTCAACTGAAGATCCAGAAGCATCTACATTTACTATGACTGTAGTTGAACCGCCAAGAGCATGGTTCGGTGTGATCGTACCAGAAACACCTGGGCTGAACATTTCTGGTCCTCTTTCTCCCACTATGTAACTTCCACCACCTTTTACTGGTCCACCTTTTGCCCTAAATCCTGGAATCATTCCTAGTAATCCTGAACCCCTCTCAAAAGTTCCTCCAAAATTACCAAATATTGCCATATTGATAAAACCATCTATCATCTTATTCACTACATTATTTAAAAGATTACCCAAGGTTTCAGTTCCTCTTATTAAGCCTCTAATCCCATTACCTATATCTTGAGCAATAATATTAGAAACTTCTCTAAAAGGATCTGCAAGTGCTCTTGCGTTATTAACAACAGCTTCTTGTAAATTAATTTGTGCTTCTAATTTTTTTATAGTGTCACCATGTAAGTCATTTTCTGTTCCTTTATTATCTAGTTTTAAAAGTTCTAATTCGTTTTCTAAATTAGTTAATTCAAATTGTTCTTGCATCAGAGTTAGTCTTTCACCACTCGTATTTAGTCTTTTTTGCTCAAGCTCTAAAGCTTGCTGTAAAGGTAAAATCTCTTTATTAAATTTTGTCTTATCAATGAAATCCTGAGTTGGATCTTTTGGAGGAGGACCTCCTTGCGGAGTTCCAGCTAATAGATTTGGAGTAACATCTGGCGAGCCAACTGCTTTTTTAAGGTTAAAAGTTAATCTTTCATCGAAAATTTGACTATAAGTTTTACCAATATCTTTTCCTCTATCTGTAGTTTTAAATATTCTTTGAGCTTCTAATTGAGATTGATTTACAATAGATTGTTGTGCCTTACTAAAATTTTTTCCTTCTTGAGCTTCTAACGCTTTCAATAACTTACCCTGATTCATTGCTCCTGTTATTGAATCTATAAATGGAATTAAAGATTTACCTAAAAACAGAGTTATAGCTGTTCCTAACTCACTAATTTTATTTTTAAATTCAATCATCTTTTCTGTATTTTCTTTTATAGTTTCAGGAGAATCACCAAATCTTTCATTAAATTTATCCATAACTAATTTTGCTGCTGAACCTTTTAAACCTAATTTTTCCAATTCTTTAGCCATCTTTTCAGTCGGAGTCCCGACTAGACCTAATTTGCCAACTAAATTGTCAATATTTTCTTCTGGTTTACGCAATGCTTGGTTTAGATCTTCCATAGCAGATCCAATAGCTGTGCCAGCAATTGAAAGTGCAAAGCCCATTTGTCCCATCCCAGGTATTGCTGATAATGCACCACCAGCTACACCACCTAAAGCACCACCAGCAGCAGCTATCGGTCCTTGTCCAAAAAGCAAAGGAAAGCCACCACCAATGATTCCACTACCTATCGCTCCAGTTATTCCTCTAGTTGCCATCCTTTGACGATTTAAGGCTCTCTCTTTTCTGGCTCGTAAATCTCTTAATTTATTACCTCTCATTAATAATTGATGCTCTCTTTGCTCTACAGTTTGCATACCTGTGGCTGCTCTAAGAGCATTATCAATAGCTTTTGTTCTTCTATTGAGTGCCTGTCCATAATTAGTTTCGGTTTTTATTAATTTTTTTATAGATTTATCAAATTTGGCACTTCCAATCTCAGCTTTATTTAACTGCTTTCTTGTTTTGTCAATTTTTTTATTTAATTTTTCTAACTCTTTGCTTCCTTGAACAGCAAGTCTTAGATTTACTGTATAGTCGGCCACTTAAAAATAATAAAACATTTATCTCATTCTACCTCTTTTCCCTTTCAAAGCACTACTTTTTTGTGCTTGTTCTTTTTGTTTTTCATATTCATCGTGTTCTATTTCAGAATAAGCAGCCCAACCTATCATTTCTTCAACAGTTAAGGTTTCACATAACTCAGCAACAGTTTTTCCTAATTCTTTTGCTAATGAAAAAATAAATCTCCAATGATTATTAGCTTTTCAAATCGGCTTTAGCCTCTGATACCTCCCTGGTTTGACCAGCTTCTATCATGGCTAATTGAATTTCTTGTAAAATATTTGCTTCAACTTCTCTTCTAAGAGAAGCTTTGTCACCATCTTGAAAGAGTCTGCTTCCTTTCTCATCTAATGCTTTTTCAATCATTAATGCTAAAGCAAAATCATTTGTATCATTAGAATTTGATTTTTTTGTTATCGCTTCTCTTTCAGCAATAGTAAGAGGATGCCAATAAACACTTAAAATTACTGTTCCATTCTTTACTACATTATGTTGATATAGTTGGCTTACACCAAAACTATTCTTCAAAAGTTCGATTGCTCTAGTCATAAATAATACAATGCTATTCTATTATACTAGGCATTAGCTGAAAATTGGCAAGATATTACACCAACGAAATGACTTCTCTCTTCAATATCTAATAAATTTGGCCCTACCATGTCTTGCACTCTAGGTTTTACCGAAAAAGTATCAGTATAATCAGAAGCGTTTACAGAAGTTAATCCATCTATAACTTTTTCTGCTATTTCTATTAATATTTTTGTGCCTGTATTTTTTGGGACATGAATATTACATTGAATAACTCCAGAATAATAATCTAAAGCTGCACCATGAGGTTGAATAGTTGACTGTGAATAGTTCATATTCATCACTACATATCTTTGTTCTTGCCCAGGAGTATTAAAATTTAAGTTGTCATAAACCATTTCAATAGTTGGGTCGTCATCTTGAACCGCATCAGTGACAGCTTTTTCAAATGCAGCACGAGTATTTTTTAAACTCATAAATTAAGCTCCGTAGAACCTGCCTGTGGACCTGACCTACCAAATCCAGGGCTTTGTCTTGATTGTAAGAATATTCTACCTTTTGTTCTCTTTTCTTTCATCGTATCTCTAATTATTCTACCTAAACGACCTTGTATAAAATTTTGGACTTTACCACCTTCTAAAGCAAAAGCAGCGTGTGTTGCCCTGTTTCCAATAAAAACAGGTCTTTTAATGTTAAATGTTCTATTAACTGGATACCTTATGCGTATAGTTGGATTACTTGGTCTTGTACTAACCCACTTCCCATTAATTGATTTAGTACTACTCTTTTTAATATTAGACCAGGGTCTAAATTTTCTGATGTCATCTTTAGCTTTTACACCAGTTGTTTGTACCTTCCAACTTGAAGCAAAAAAGCCAGTATATACAGGACTATGACTTTTAGTTGATAAACTCTTGTGGGTTTTTCTTACAACAGAATTAAAATCAGCATTAATTTGTGCTGTAATATCTGCTATAGGATCACTTCTTCTAAAATCTTTTTGCCTAGCCATTAGAACCGCACCATAACAATGTAAAGATAAACTTGATTACCTTTTTTAGTGTTTATGTCATAAATCTGTGCGGTTCTTAGCTGTCCATCATAAGTAAGTTTTATTTTATCTTGGAACGTAACTTGATTATCGCCAATTAAATCTGGAGTTATGTAAACTTTAGCTCTTCTAATTTCTTGCCCTTCTTCTTCTTCAGACTGTATAAATTCAAGTGGAACTTTAATGTCTGAGTAAGTAGTATTGACGCTTATAAGTTCACCATTATCTACATCATACTCTTGAACTCCTTTCTTAATAAAAGTAATTGTGTGATTAAAAGAATCACCTAAAGTCGCAACAACACTTTTAGCGACATTTTTAAATACTGAATCTAATTGACCTGCCATTATCCTCTAACTACCCTCATTTGGAAAGTACCTGCTCCACCAAGCATATAGGCTCCAAGATAGCTTTGTAACCACGGGTAAACATCCATAATATTATTTACAGATCCAGTTCCTTGACTAGCTGTATTGTATTTAACTCGAAGCTCACCTAAAGCAACCTCTTCAAAATTACCATCTTTACCAGTAGTTCCTGTAATAG